ACATTGACGATATCCAGCTCACAGGAATTGCGGTCCGGGCCTACTGTGGTAATCGTTAGGGTATCCGTTTGAAACCGCGCGTTCGGGTACACGCCGCCCGTCTCTGTCGTTTGTTTGTAAAGTGAGGTAGTGGTTTGCGCCTCCGCCTGAATCCCGAAGACATCCACGGTAGTGTTTGGGTCCAGGGCGATACCGAAGCTGATGGAAACGGCCGTGTCTTGTAGCTGTCCGGCGGAGGTCAGCCGGGTCCACTGGGGACTGATCGCCAGTGCGGCTGTTTCGGAGCCGCGCACCAGCCACACCTGCTCGCTTTGGTCGCTCCGCGCATAGAGGCTGAGACAGTAGTCCAGGGAAGCCGGCCCGTCGATCGATTGTTGTAACGTCAAGGTGGCGGCGGTGGGGTTAGTTATTTGATAAGCGTTCGTGCCTCCCATCGGATCCGCCACGCCGGCGGTCAATGTCAGCAGCGGGTCCGCTTGCCATACAGGCTGATCCTGCTGCTCGCTCCACGCCAGCAGATTATCGACCGGATCCAAAAAGGTAAAGGGCGTCAGACTTCCCTCCACAGCCTGAAAAAGAGCTTCCAGCGCCGCCAATTCCTGATCGCTCATCTCTTCGAAGGACATGTGCCAGTGCGTGATCGCCGCCGCGGGGTCGGCCAGCTTGATTTGGTAGTCCTGTATACTCTGGTTGACCACCGTCCTTGCCAGACGTTGCCTGGTGATGGGAAACTGGCCCGTTGCGCCCGACGATAGCTGCGGAAAGTAAATCATCCTATGTCCTGTTTTCGCAAACCGTGAGCGTAGTTTTGCCTCGCATCTCGGCTCTCAGTTGAAAGGCGAACGAGTCGGCGGCCAGGCTGCAATTCGGATAGACCGTTCCGTCCCACGGGTCGGTGAACGAAAAGCTGCCGAACCTGCCCTGGTTAGTGAGGAAGAACTGGTCTAGTGTGGCTAGCTCGGATTCATCCAGCAAGTCGAGGTTGATGGTCCACTGATGCAGCACCGAAGGGTTGTCTCGAAAGCGCTGCTCGGTGCCGTCCAGAAAGCGGATGGTATCGGTGTTGAACTGCATCGTCTTGCTCGCCGGATATTGCATCACCGCGCCGGTCTTGAGTGTCGGAAACATGGCATTAGAGGCTCGTCACTACGTCGTTGATGGAGTTCATGTTCAACATCGCCTGCTTGACTGCCGATGCGATATCGTCGCTATGATCGAGAAACGACTGGCTGTCCATGGCTTGTACCTGGACTGTAATCTGCTGGCCGGAGCTTGCTCCGCCGCTCGCAGCAGACCGTGGCAAACCATTCTCGCCCCAACTTACATCCTCACCATTGGTGCCGGACTGCAGGTTTAGAGACGGAGGCAACGAAAACGGTACAAGGGGTGCGGGCTGTTCAGACTGCCCCCCGCCGAACAAGCTGGAAAACAGCGATACCAGAGGCAGAAGACTAAGCCCGCCTCCCAGGACGCTGCTCGCCGTGCTCAGTGCATCGGAGGCATCCCTGCCTGCGCTGGAACCCGAAGCCTTACTTCCTTGCGCCAGGGCGTCGGTGTTAGCGCTGGTCGCCTGCGTCTGGGCATCGATCGTTTCGGTGGCTTGCCCCAGCGCGTCGATCAAGGCCTGGTCCGTCGTTGCCGATTGGCCGCCCGCCGGGCTGCCCGACGCCTGGTTGAAGGCAGTCATCAGTGTCTGTTGCGACGTACTAGGCATTTTTCCCCCTTGGCGTGCGGCCGCTGTTCCGGCGCCCAGTGCTAGCGCCGGCGTTCACTTCCGCGAGTTCGTGTTCCAGCATCACAAATGCCTCCACCTCGCGCGCTCCCAGACCGTCGATTCCCCTTTGCCCTAACTTCCGCCGCACCAGATACTCCTCGAGCCATGCCATGCTTTGCGCCGTGATAAACGATTTTGGACAGACGGTGGCCGCTGCATTGTTCTTCGCCCACACTACGCGCTCGGGTGTGTCTAGGGCGCGCGGTATCCAGCCGCACCTACGCTTCATCTCCAGGCCGGCTTTACGGCAAGCCCCGCACTCCCAGCCGGCTTGGTGGGAAAATTGAAAATGGAGTGCGACGATCAGTTTTTTCTTTCCGCTTCCGACAGTCCGCATTGGCGCTTGACCGCTGCCAAAGCCTCCCGGAACAGCTCTTCGGACCCGCTCGCGGCTAGTGACTCGGGAGTGGCCGGCTGGCCGTCCAATTCCAGCCCCGTGACTTCCTTCAATCCCCACAGAAGATAGACCCGGTCGATCTCGGACGAAAGCAGCGCAGCTTCCATCTTTTCATCGGGAGCGTCGCCCGCATCCACGAATTCCTTCCGCGCCGCCAACTCCCGTATACGGCGCATCAATTCCACCCGGCGCCCAAACGACATCTTGACGACCGTGTAACTCACTCCGGGCGCCACGGTAGAGTCTATCGTTTCGAAACTCGTATATTCCATCTGGCCACCACCAAGCTATCCAAACGCCACCACAATCTCGTTATTCGTGGTCCCCTGCGCTTTCGACCCCTGGAACTTCCATTGCAGCAAGTTATCGCTATCGTCGAATTCAGGCACCGCCGGCACCACGCTCATCATATAGACGCCCACCACCTGGCCGGTTTGCTGCCCTAATTGAAACATCACGCTTACCGGCGTCTGCTGCCGCGCCGCCTGGTACAACCCCTGTGTCGCCGTATCGTCCAGTTCATACAGGCTGAATGCCGCCGTCACTGTCCGCGGACCCGGCGCAATAGCCAGCGGCAGGTTGCTTCCGAATTCCTTGGACCGCATATCCAGCCCGTTGTCCAATTGAAATGTCCCGCTCGTGATTGTATAGAAGTTGCTGGGCGCAATACCCAGCCAGGCTTCGCCCATGTTACCCGGTACGATCGAATAATCGAATGCGCCGAGGGCCGGCTCCACGGGGAAGCTGGTGAGTTGTCCCTCTCCCGAAGTGAAACTGGAACTGTCGAGCAGGTCTTGCGCCATTCCGTTGAACTCGAAGGTATGAAAATCGCCGTTCACCTTGACGGTCATCTTGTTGACTGCCGCGCCGCAGAGCAGCCGTTGCAGCGCGGTGCTGGGGTCCCAATAATCGAAAATGCTGACGCTCGGCAATTCCGTCGCCGGGAAATAAGAAATGCACGGCGCGATTTCCGCTCCGGCCGCCGGAGCGCTGGAGAAAGGGGCGTTCACCTGCACGGCCGTAGTGTTCACGATTGCCGTGACGAACCGGATCTCGCCATTGCATGACACCCCTTGTCCCGCCGCGAGCCCGTGTGGCGCCGCGAAGACCAGCGACGTGCCGCTGGAACCGGCCGCGGCTGTGCCTCCCGCGTACATCGCTGGCGTAGCGCCCATGCTGGCCTGAAAAAGCGGTCCATAAGCCGGGCCCGCGCTCTGTCCCCCCCAGCTCGTCATGTAGGTCGTCACGTCGAACGTGGAATTGCGCCGCAACCCTGCGGGTATCCCTACGAATGTGCGGCTGCCCGTCTTGTCCCGCCGGTCGGCCGTCTCCAACTGATTCTTGGCCGTCAGCTTCAGGGCCGGAAACCGGTTCGCCGCCGTGATCGCCGGCGTCTGTCCGTAGTTACTTTCCAATCCGGCGTAGAAACGGTTAGCATTGGATAAAATGTATGAAGCCATAGCTCTAGTCGCTCACTCCTACGTCGAAACTCACTTTTCCCACCTGGATGAAGTTCTGGCCTCCGTGCTTCACGGCTCCTAGTGCCGCTTCATAGCATCCTGCAAAATACATTCCTTCACCCCAATCGCCCCGGTTCTGGTCCAGCACCTGAGTCACTGCGTCGACATAGCTTTGCAGTTGATCCTCGATCCCTTGCAGTCTGTCCTGTGAAACCCGCACTTCAATCGTCATGGCGGCGATTCCGGAGAAGTTCCTGAACTTCTCCTTGAGCTGGTTCACGATCTTCTCGCAGTACACGCTCACCGCCGGATACAGCACCTCCGTGCTGCGCTCCGATATTTCAATCGATGCGTTCTGCGCCAGAATTTGATTCTGTGCCAGTGCCGCCAGAGTGGTATTCTCTGCCAGAGCCAGCGTCGATACGCACGCGTTCAACCCTTGCGGCGCGCTTAGCAGAGTGACTACTTGCGAGGTAACCGTGCTGCCTACCCATGCCATTTTCTAACCTCTCTGAAGAAGGCGCGGCAACGCGCGCATATAGTCGGGCGCCTGTCCGCATCCAGGCCCTTTTCCCAATGTGGATACCGGCCCCGCCTGCACCCAGACCTGGTCCAACGGCATCTGCGCCATATTCTGCAGCCCCATTGTCGTGGGCAACAGTCCGACATATACATTCCAGCCCTTTGCGTTCGCCGGCCGATTGACGGGTTGGGCCACCAGTACAGTTCCGGCCGCCACGCTTAGAGTGCTCGGGTTACTGGCCTGCCCCTCCTGCCCCTCTGCGTTCAGCCACGACACGCTCACGCAGTAAGTCGCCGCAGGTTGACCGCCGGGAATCGAAGTGAGTTGCGGCGCGGCCGCCTGCGGAATCGGATTGTTTGCGATGCCGATCCCGGTCTGCATGAGCTTGTCCATGGCCCACGTCGCCAACTGCGCAAATTGGTCCCGCTTGCCCTTGTAACGGTCGTTCAATTGATTGAAGTAGCAATCCTGGTACACCAGCGTGAGTGTCTGAAACACGTGCCAAAGCTGTAGCGGCGGCGTGACCACGATGTGGTTCAACTTCGGGCACGCTGGGAGCCAGAACTGCCATTCGTAGCTGGCGCTGCGTTGCAGAAGAGTGATCACTTCGATCCCTAGCTCTTCCTGCGCCAGCGTCAGTTTTTGACTGAGATCGATGTTCTCCGTTTGCGCCGTGGCCAGCAGGGAGGAGTCCTGAATTGTGAGGTCCTGGATCGTCGATATGCCATCCGTGAATAGCGCCATCGCCCCGGCCCTATTCTTTGCCCGGCTGCGCGCCGCCCTTGAGCTTGCGCAGCTCATTGGGCGAAATGACCGTGAATTGCATCCGCGACGCCGCCGCGAGCTGGTCCGCTTGCCGCTTGGCCTCCGCCTTCTGCTCCTGGAACTCGCGCGCTTCATCGGCCGTCGCCAGCCGGGCTGCGCCTTCCACGATCATCCGGGCAGCGATCCGCCGCGGAACCTCGGTGCGCACGCCTTCCCGCCCGCCATCTGGAGTCTCGTGGCTGACCAGCACCGCCGAAGGATCTTTTAAGTTATCCTCCATCGCCCGAATCTTCTTGAAGTACACTTGTAAGTCCATGGTTGCCTCTCGCGGGGCCGGATCTGCCCGGCCCCCGTTGTTTTCGTTGTCCGCCTGAAGCCTGCGCCGATTGCGCCCGCTACGAATTCACCTGGACGCCAAAGTTGTTGCGGATCACCGCGCAACCGTACAGCACATCCACCGTGAACTGCTGCGCCAATGTATTCGGCTGGTAGCTCATCACCACGCGCATACCGAAGTTCCCCATCTCCGCGTAGTGCGCCACCGCACCCGTTCCGTACAATGGCTGCGGCAGTCTGCGGATCACCAGGCCGATCGCCGGTTTGGTGAAAGCCAGGTTGTGCGTTGTCACTGGCGAACTGCCGGTGTACGCGATGAACTGCGACCGCATTACGAAAAAGTCCTTGATCTTACCCACCGTGCCGTCGATCAAGGCCCGCAGCCCCGCATCGCCGGCAGTCTGGAACTCGCTGAAGCGTTCGATCTGCCGCAATGCGGAATAGGTCGTGGCGTCCACCACCAGGTACTTCGGCTCGGACGACGGAACCATCGCCGTAAACAGTTCGCTCTCTGCCTGATCGATCACCGCTTCCACCAGCGGTGTCCCCCCCGTGCCCACCGGCGCGTTCGCCGTGAACCCGGCAAACAGGTTCAACAGGCTGGTCTCGATGCTCTGGGCGATCGCCACCACCGCCGGCTGCATGTAGACCTGCAGTAAGTCCGGAACCGCCAGTACCTTGGTCACATCCGGAATCTGGAAAGTCGCTTCAGCGTGGGTATTCAACACGATCTGCGCATTCCCCAGATTCGGGTTCTGCGGTTGAACTGTTCCCCCTTCCGCGATGTTGTTGGCTACCAGCACCGGAGGAATCGGAATGTTTACCGTATCCCCCGCCTGCGCCAAAACGGGTTCATAGTCGCGGTTGACCAGGTTACCCATGACTAGGTTCCCGACCAAGGCGGGCAGAGCGTCTGCCGCCACCAGCTTCACGATCGCGCTGGCCACATTAGCTGATGTAATTATCGCCATTCATTCTCCTAAGTTGACTAGGCTCTTCTGCCTGTCTTTTGAATTCAGGCATTCCTGCCTGTCGTGACTATATGCCGCGCAGGTTCTGTGAAGCAACCCGCAGAATCTCCTTCCGCACCTTTTCCGTCTGTTCCGAACTCATTCCCGGCCGGATGTTCTCAATGTCCACGCTCTCGGTACTTTCCCGCGGCGCCTTGTGCGCGCCGGTAATCCCCGACCCTCCGGGTATCCTCGCCGGCAGGAACTCCGGATTCTCGCTCACGAAGTTGCTCAAATATTCCTTGAGCGGCACTTCGCCTTCGTCGCTGTGCGCGAGCAGCCGGCCGTCCTCCGTGCGGAATACGCCCTCGTGCACCGCCCGGTATGCCAGGTCCACCTTCGCAACCCCCAGTCGTTGTAGCTCGGCCCGGATGGACGCGCCTCTTTCCGCCTGCTCTGCCGCCTGCCGGCTGCGCTTGCTCTCTTCTTCCACTTCGTTCAGCCGCCGCTCCAGTTGCTCGCGCCGTCTGCGTTCCTCCACGAGTTCCGTCTTGTAGGCCGGTTCGCTTTTGGCCTGCTGCTCCTGCAGGAACTCCTGAATTGCCTGCTTCACAATCGCTTGTACGTCCGTGTCTTCCATAACCCCTCTTTTGGCACTCTGGCGCACGCACTTAATGCGTGCCGTGTCGAGACTCGTCTCGACACGCAGCGTCAGCTCTGTGCGTCGATCTCCTGCGCGATCTGAGTCTTGATCTCCTGGCGCACGTCCGATAGAAACTTAAACGCCAGTTTCTTGAAGACCTGTTTTTTCAGCGTCTCGGATTCGATTCCCAATGTAAGCAGCTTCCGGGCGTCGTCTAATTCATTGCTGAAATCCGCGATATCAAACTCATCTAGTCCTGAAACGTCGATCGAAATGTTGTCCTGGCGAGCGGCCGCTATGGCTCGCAACACTTGCTTCATCGTCTCCTTCACCGCATCGCCATACGCCCGCAACACCTCCTGCGTAATGCTGAAATCCCTTTGTTTGCTGGCGCCCGATTGGTTCTGGCTCGATGAATCCGACCCGGCCGCATGCGCAATCAGATAACACACCCGGTAAATCTCGTCCTTAAGCTGCACCAGATTGTCGGCGGCGATTTGGTAAACCTTGCCTTCCGGCTCGGTCCATCCGAATCGGTCCCCCGGAGCCAATTGGATAAAATAGGAGTCGCCCACGATCTGGTTCCATTCACGGTCCGAGTAGATTACCGGAGACGCGAACAAACCCATCGTCAGCGCCCATGAAAGCGCGTTCGACTTGTTGAAGTGCTCTAGTTGTAGCAGCGCTGCCTTGTTCATTAACCAGAGGCCTTCGGTCACCCGCAACGGAAAAATCGGTACACGGTTCTGGCCGGCCAACCCGTGCAGTCCTTCATCCACTAGCTGCACTTCCTTGTTCTTGAACTGCTGGTACACTCGATAATTCTGGCGGTCGTAGTAGATCCACCGGATCTCCCGAACCCATTCGCTTTCGGTGACCTTGGACTTGCGCAGCGATGAGGTCCGGATCACCGCCCAGTCCAGTCCTCCGTGGTCGTCATAGCTCCAGTTGATCAGTTCCTCCGGCGAGTAATCCACCAGATACGCCCGCGAACGTCCGGCTGCGTCCTCTTCCGCCCGATTACTGGGTGAAACGGGAGAGCGCGGAAAATCCACTACGATGTAACTCCGCCCCTGCACCAGCGTCTGCACGATCCGCTGGCGGAAGAACTCCGCGATAGAGGTGCCCTTCAGGTCGCAATCCTCCGCGAACAAGTTGTAGAAGGCTTTTGCCGAGTCGTCGCTGCCGTCAAATAACAGAGCCGCCTCGCGCCGCATCAGCGTCGCCGCGTACCAGTCGACGATCGAGCCGATATAGTTCTCATAGAACACCCGGCAAAGCCGCTCGGCATAAATATCGTTGGGCTCCTTGTGCCGCCTTACCAGATATTCGAAAGCGTTCTCCCGGATCTGCTCGCCGCCGGCGTAAAGATCCCTGTACTTCTTCCACATCGCCTTCTTGGCGGCATACTCTGGGTGCTCTCGGTCGATGTTTACCATCTGGTCCTCAAATCAGCCGCTCGGGGTGTTCGCCGATCGCCGCTTGCGGTCTGCATTCCTGCCATAACAGGTAACCCAGCGCGTCCGAAAGGTGTGTCCTGCGCCGGTCCTTATCTTTGTCGATTGCATTGCTGTTTGCTATGTACGACACCTGCTCGAAGTCCTTGATCAACTCTTTGCACTTAGCGTCCACCAGAAGCCGTATGTCGCCGCTCGCCGACCGCAGCTTCGCGTTCATCAGCATGATCCGGTCCCTTACGCTTGGATTCGCCTTGGGCACTTTATACGTCACCGGCGCGCCGTAGCTCACCCGGAAGTAGTCCCGCACGATCTGGTAATCCGAAGCGCCTGTGGAGTGTTGGCTGTTTCCCGATGCGTCGCCATATACCACGATCCCGCTCTTGTGATTGGGGAAGCGCTTTTCAAAATCCTCGCAAGCTTCGTGCGTGCTGGCGTGCCGCAGTACCAGTTCGTCCAACACGAGTACTGTTCGGCCCTCGATTTGGACCACCACCGAAGACATCGGGTCCACGTTAAAATCTAACGCCCACAGCAACGGGCAATTCGGATTTACCCGCAGATTCTTCACCTGGTCGCGGCGATCGAAGGCTCTGTACACCAGTCCGCCCCGCAGGCTCAGGTATTGCCCCAACGCTTCCTGTTGATAAAACGTCTCGTCGTAGCTGTTCTTCAGCCGCTCATAGAAGTCTGGGACCTTTTCCAGCAGGAACGTGTTTTCG